AAGCCGGGCGACCTTCAGGACGTGATCATGTCCGGCTCGGCCGAGCTCGAGCTTGCAGGCACGGTTGCCGCCGGTGTGCCCATCGCGTCGGACGCCTCGGGCCTTGGCGTGGCCGCCGCTGCCGGGGCTGGAAACATCGCCATCGGCTACGCGCTGCAGGCGGGCGTGGCTGGCGACATCATCGACGTGGCGATTGCCCGTCACTCTGTCACCTGATCTTTAGGAGCGCTGATCCATGAGCACCCCCACCCCCTTTGTCGTCGATCCGGTTTTGACCGCCATCGCCGTCAACTACCGCAACCCCGATATCTCCTTCATCGCCGATCAGGTCATGCCGCGCGTGCCGGTCATGGGCATGGATTTCAAATGGACGTATTATCCGCCCGAGCAGATGTTCACCGTGCCCAATACGGAAGTGGGTCGCAAAGGTCTGGTCCAACAGGTCGAGTTCACCGGCGAAGAAAAGACCTCCTCGGTCAAGGACTACGGTCTCGACGACGTGGTGCCGCAGCGTGACATCGAGGCCGCCCGCAGCTTGCGCGCCGCAGGCAACTCCGCCTTCGATCCCGAGGCGCGCGCCGTCGAGGGCCTCACCCATCTGATCCAGCTCGACCGCGAAAAGCGCGTGGCCGCCATGGTGCAGGATGCGGCCAATTATGACGCCGACAAGAAGGTGGTGCTTTCTGGGGCGGGCCAGTTCAGCGATCCCACCTCTGACCCCATCGGTGTGATCTCTGCCGCCCTTGATGCCACGTTCATCATGCGCCCCAACGTGGCCGCCATGGGGCGCAAGGCCTGGACGGCGCTCTCGACCCATCCCGATATCCTGAAGGCCATCAACCGGACCTCGGGCGACAAGGGCCGTGCCAGCCGCGAGGCGGTGGCCGAGCTCTTCGAGCTGTCGGAAATCCTCGTGGGCGACAGCTATATCAACGCCGCCCGCAAAGGGCAGACGGCGGCCTTCGAAAAGGTCTGGGGCGGTAATATCGCCCTCCTTCACCGCAACACACAGGCCGGTCCCGATGGCACCGCCCCCGCATGGGGCTGGACCGCGCAATTCGACGGCCGCGTCTCGGGGCGTTTCTTCGACCCCAAGGTCGGCCTCAAAGGGGCAACCACCCTGCGTGTGGGCGAGCAGCTGAGCGAAGTCATCGCAGCTCCGGCCACCGGCTATCTGATCGAGGACGCAGCATGAGCTATCTCATCAAACGCACCGTGATCGGGGCCTCGCGTCTCGAGGAAGGATCGACCCACCCCGCGCAAGAGATCGGAAGCGCGGCGCAGATCGCGCGCCTTCTGGCCTTGGGCGCAATCGAAGAGACCGACGGCGGGGCTGACACCGCGCCGCCGCCTGTCCTCGACGATGCGCTGCGCGCGGCCTTGACCAATGCCATCAACGCCCTGCCGGACGACGCCTTCGACAAGAGCGGCAAGCCACGCGTCAAGGCGCTGCAGGACGCAGCCCCGGGCCTCGGGGACCAGATTACCGCTGGTGTGCGCGACGCGGTCTGGGCCGAGATGCAGGCCGCCGCTGGCGCGGGTTCCTGAGAATACCCGCCTGAGGCGTGACAGCCGGGAGAGACCGGCACCCCTACACCCAAGCCGGAGGCAGACATGCCCTATCTCACTTTACAGGATATGATCGACCGCTATGGCGAAGGCTTCCTCGCCGAGGTCACGGCGCGGGACGCAGCGCCCGGCGTCGTGGATATGGGCGTTCTGCAAGTGGCCATCGACGATGCGGTGTCTGTCACTGAAAGCTATGTCGCGGGGCTCTATAACGCCGACACCCCGCCGCGCGCGCTCACGATGCACGCCGCCTCGATTGCCTGGCATCGCCTTCTGGGCGCGCGGGCCGCCGCCTATGACGGGGCCAAGGAAGGCTATGACGCGGCCCTCAACTTCTTGCGCGAAGTGCGCCGGGGCGAGGCCTCGCTGGGCGATGAGACGCCCGCCGATACCGGCCCCGGCAATCCCCAGCTCCCGCAGATCAGCGCGCCGCAGGCCACCTTCAGCCGCGACAGCCTCAAGGGGTTCTGAGATGGTCACCCTCACCGTCAGCCTCGACAGTCTCGACTTTGACAGCGCCGTCGCCAATGGCCTGCGCCAGTTGTCTGACCTCACCCCTTTGATGCGCCGCATCGGCACCGTTCTGGAAACCTCCGTCTCCGAGCGGTTCGAGAAGAGTGAAGGTCCCGGTGGCATCGTTTGGCCCATTTCGCACCGCGCGCGCGAATCCGGCGGCAAGACGCTGGTCGACAGCACACGCCTGCGCGACAGCATCGTCACAGAGGCCGATAGCTTTTCCGCGCGCATCGGCACCAACGTGCCCTATGCCGCCACGCATCAATTCGGCGCGTTCATCGAGCCGACCGGCACAGACGCCGCCGCAAAGCTGGCCTTCACCCTGCCCAATGGCCAATTCATCATGGTTGACCAGGTCGAGATCCCGGCCCGGCCATTCCTTGGCTTTGACGACAAGGACGAGACGAACATCGTCGACACAGTCGAGACCTTTCTGCGCGAGGTCTTCGCATGACCATCAACGATATCATGACCCGGATCGAGGCGCAGGTGCCCGAGCTTGCAGGCCGGATCGACGGCGGTCGCGCCTTTGTCGATCTGATCCGCTCCAAGAAGCTGCCCGCACAATCGGTCGCGGCCTATGTCTTTCCCTCCGGCATTCAGGGCAGCCGCCCCGACGCCGCCTCGGGCGTCTTCAGCCAGATGCTGACCCACCGCACGAGCGTGGTGATCTTCGCGCAGAGCTTTGATCGCACCGGGGCCGCCTCCCTCGACAAGATCGACCAGTTCCTGATGCGCGTGGTGCGCGCCTTGGCGGGCTGGGCACCGGGCGACGAGGTCGGCGTCTTCCGGTTCGAGCGCGGGCATCTCGTGTCCAGCGGGGCCGGTGTGCTCGCCTATCAGCTCGATTTTTCCATCGACGATCAACTGAGGATCTTCTCATGACCAATCTCCCCACCTCCGGCGGGTCTTACACCCGCGACGACAAGGGCGCGCTGAAACGCGCCGAGGCCGCGCTCAAGCCCACACCCGCCCCGAAACCCGAGAAAAAGGACGCTGACAAATGAGCCTGCTCTGGAGACGCAAGGTCTTGCTCGCAAAGCTCGAGACCACCTATGGCACCGATGCTGCCCCCACCGGCGGCGACGCAATCCTCGCCAACGATGTGCGCCTGTCGCCCATGCAGGGTCAGGACCTCGACCGCAATCTCGACACGCCGCATGGCGGCCCCACTGGCACGATCCCGGTCGACCTGCACCGCACTATTTCCTTCAAGGTCGAACTGGCAGGCTCCGGCACCGCCGGGACCGCGCCCCGTTGGGGATGCCTCTTACGCGCCTGCGGCTGCGCCGAAACCGTGACGGCGGCCACCTCCGTGGTCTACAACCGCGTCTATTCGAGCCTCGAGAGCGTCACGCTCCACCTAAATATCGGCGGCACGCTCTATGCCATGGTCGGCGTGCGCGGCACCGCCGCCTTTGACGTCTCGGCCTCGGGTATTCCCTATATCGAGTTCGAGTTCACGGCCCTCTACGTGGCCCCGGCCGACGTGGTCCAGCCGACCCCGGACTTTTCCGGCATTCCCGATCCGTTGGCCGCCTCCACTACCAACACGCCGGTCTTCACAATTGGCGGCACCGCGCTGGTGATGCGCAATTTCAAGCTGACGCTCGCCAACCGCATCGAGCCGCAGTTTCTGATCGGCGAGGAGGAAGTGATCCTCGACGGGCACGAGAACACCATCGAGGCGCGGGTGCGCGCCGTGGCGCTGGCCACGTTCGACCCCTTCGTCATGGCCGCGACCCAAGCCAAGGTGCCGGTCGAGATCGAGCACGGCAAGACCGTCGGAAACATCGTCAACATCGCGGCCCCCAATGCGCAGATGCAGCGCCCTGAAGGTCTCGAGGACGGACAGGGTCGCAAGGAATGGCCGCTGCGGCTTGTGCCGCTGCCCACCACCTCCACCGCTGCCGACCAATGGGTGATGACCCTCACCTGAGCCGGTTCAACGCCCCCTTCAACACCCCTTTGAAAGAGAGATCACGCCCATGTTCAAGATCGACCAAACCCCCACCTTCACCCACCGCGTCGAGATCAAGGTGCCCTCCGACGGCGGCCACGAGGTGCAGGATATGCAGGTCACGTTCCGCGTGCTGCCCGACGCGGAGGTCGAAGGCTTCGACATGCGCACAGCGCGCGGCGAGCGGGAGTTTCTGGGGGCCGTGGTTCAAGACTTTGACGACGTCGAGGACGAACAGGGCAAGAAGCTGCCTTTTAGCCACGCCCTGCGCGACCGGTTGATTGGTCTCGCTTACGTCCGCGTGGCGATGATCAACGCCTATTACGCGGCCCTCATGGGGAAGCGGGTAAAAAACTGAAATGGGCCGGGCGGGCATGGGCGCGCGGCGACCTGATCGACGATGACGAGGGGCGCGACCATGACGACGAGGCGGCCTTCTGGGGGATCGACCCGGGCCAGCTCAGTCGTGATCCGTCCGGCCCCGGCTCTGGTGTTTGGCCGCATAATGTCCCTGCCGTGCGCGCCTTCCTCGCAGTCTGCAACCAATGGCGCACCGTCTCGGCCGGGCTCGCAGGGTTCCGCGTGGTGGGCCTCGATTACACGGCGGCGCGGGCGGGGCTGCGCATGAGCGGCGTTCGGATCACGCCCGAGCTTTGGGCCGAGGTGCAGGTGATCGAAGGCGCGGCCGTGGCCGCGATGCGGGAGAGCTGAGATGACATTGCGTGTCCACGGCGAAATCCTGATGGACGCCGATCAGGCGAAGGCGGAGCTGCAGGCCACCGGCACTGCCGCCAAAGGGACTGCCCGGGATATACGCGCCTTGGGCAATGAGGCCAGCGGCATCGGCCAAGGCTTCAACATTCTGGCGCGCACGACGAAGTCCGCGCAAGAGAGTATGAATGTGTTTGTCCAAGAACAGGATCGGCTGCGCACGCAGTTTGACCCTTTGTTCGCGGCGAGCAAACGCTATGAAACGGCGCTCGAACAACTCAATGCAGCTCAAAGGGTCGGCGCGCTCACGTCGCGGCAGTATGACGCCGCTCTAGATAGCCT